ATAGTGATTTCATAAATGCTACATTTTAATGCAAAAATAGCAATGATTATTCATTCAGAGCCAAACTTTTTTCGTAATTCTGGAAAACTTCTGTTAGTGCCTTATACAAAGAACTTTGGGAGAATTACCCGTCTTTGAGGTAATGACTTAGCAACTGTACTATTTGCAATGCTTTGTCTTGATTTGCGTTTTAAGCAACTCATTTCATATGCAAAAGTACTTCTTTTTCTCGAAACATCCAATAAAATTATGTATCTTTGCAAATTGATTTGTATATGGCGTATTTGAAATACATATAAAAAAGAACAAGAAAATGGCAAATATAATATCTCTATTCTCAGGCTGTGGTGGATTGGATTTAGGTTTCGAGCAGGTTGGGGATTATACTACTGTGTGGGCAAATGATTTTAAGCATGAAGCTTGTGTGACTTTTAGAAATCATTTTGGGGATATTATAGTTGAAGGGGATATAGAACAAATTGACCCATATAATAATCCTACTATACCAGACTGTGATTTGATCTTAGGTGGATTCCCATGCCAAGACTTTAGTATCATATGGAAACAGCCAGGTTTGAATGGAGAACGTGGTAATTTATACAAGAGTTTTTTGCGTTTTGTGGATGCAAAGAAACCAAAGGCTTTTGTTGCCGAAAATGTCAAGGGCATTTTAACTGCGAATAAGAAAAAAGCAATAGAGCAAATAATTAAAGACTTTCAAGATATTGAGCCTGGTTATATAGTAAAGCCACGTCTTTATAATTTTGCAGAATATGGAGTTCCAGAATACAGAGAACGTGTCTTAATTGTCGGCATTAGAGTTGATACAGGATTTAATTTTGAACATCCAAAGCCTACTCATGGAGCAACGGAAGGACTAAAACCATTAGTAACTGTAGGGGATGCTTTTAAGGGCGTTGAAGATGTTGATGCAAATAATGAACCTATTCGTTGTACAGAAAGGACAAAAAAGATTATCAGTCTAATTTCCGAAGGTGGTAATTTTACTGATATACCACAAGATAGCCCATACTATGTAAAAGGCATGATTAGCCATGTTTATAGGCGCGTGCATTTGGGAGAACCATCAAAAACTATAATTGCTGCTGGTGGCGGGGGAACTTGGGGATATCATTATCCAGAGAACAGACCACTAACCAATAGAGAACGCGCAAGAATACAGTCATTTCCTGATGACTTTGTTTTTTATGGAAACACAACTGAGGTTCGTAGACAAATAGGAAATGCAGTACCTCCTGTTGGCGTTCATGCAATAGCAGAAGCTCTTAAACCTCTTTTTTTAGGGGAATATGAAAGGGTTGATTTAGAGAGAGAATTAGAAACTTTGAGAAATATGTCATTCAGTGAAAGATATCAATTAATACTACAATAGTGATGGACTTACTTTTAACTAAAAATCCTATCATTAATTCGTTACATGCTAATTGTATTAATGATTATACCTCAAAATATTTTGAGACTGCTACTCAATTGAATATAGCAACAGGTTTCATATCTAATGAATCCATTGCCGAATTAAGGCGATTGATTGAATATAGAAAACATACATTGAATCTGTCGTTATTTATTGGTATGAATTACATTGATGGTTTTACCAAATTGCAATATGATGCAGTTAAAGAACTTGGAGAAAAGCTAATAAAGAATGACTTGGGTAATGTGTATGTTTCCCCTAAAGCAATGTTTCATGGTAAAATGTATTCTTTCTTAAAAGATGGTGAATGTTTAGGTGCTTTTGTTGGTTCGTCAAATTTGGGCAGTTTTATTGGAACATCTCAAAATCTAATAGAATCAGACGTGTTTTTTGAGGCTGACAGTGGTATGGGCATTCATAACAGAATAATAGAGATAACCAACATTTTAGGAGAATCAATATCTGATGCTAAACCAATAGAAAATTTTAAAGAACCTACAACTGCACTATTGGATGGTTTTGAGTATGTAGAAAAATTGAATAGAGAAGAAACAGCACAGTGCCTATTGAAAGGTTCTCAGAATGTAGTGAGAATTCCTTTGAAAACTGAAGATAAATCCAATCTTAACGCATATTTTGGAGCAGGAAAAGTGAAGGGTAGATTCAGTAGAAGAGATTATTATGAAGTTGAAATAATTATTAGCACTAAGATTCCAAATCGCTCGCTTCTGCCAAATAAAGAAGATGGAAATTTCACCGTTATAACAAATGATGGTTATAAATTTGAATGTGCTCGTCAAGGAGATTATGGAAAAAATTTCCGCTCTGCTCACGATTTGAAAATATTGGGTCGATGGATAAAAGGACAAATGGAGAATGCTGGTGCTCTCAAATTAGGAGATAAGGTAACAGAAGAAACTTTAAGAAAGTTCGGTAAAAGTTCTTTGGTCCTAACTCAATCTGTAGATAAAGATTTTTGGATTTTAACTCTTGAGTAAAATATGACTTATCTCGAAACATATACAAGTTCTCTGAATAATTCATCGCTATCAGATTCTATTACGACTACAGCCAAATCTGTTGTAAGTAATATAGAAAGCAGATTCGATTTTACAGAGCCATTAACTGGATTGTTATTGGGTAATGTACAAAGTGGGAAAACAGGTCAAATGTTGGGTGTAATTTCTCATTTAGCAGATAAAGGTTATCGTATATTTCTACTTCTGACAACAGATAACATTGATTTGCAGAGACAAACGTATAATAGAGTAAAGAGTGCTTTGACATCATTTACTGTACTATCAGAAAGTGATGTTGTATTATTTAATCCACATAATCTCATTAAGCCAATAGTCATTGTCCTTAAAAAGAACGCAAGTGTATTACGGAAATGGGGGAATCTATTAATGACATATCAACTTAATACAGGGTTGTGTTTAACAATATTTGATGATGAAGCAGATGCAGCAAGTTTAAATACTTTAGTAAACAGAAACAGAACAAGTACCATAAATAAACATTTGCAAAAAATAAAAGACACCGCTTCGTCTTCACTGTATTTAGAAGTTACAGCTACGCCACAATCAATTATATTACAAACTGTAATGTCTGGTTGGAAACCTGCATTCATTAATTATTTTAAACCTGGCAAAGATTATTTGGGTGGAAATTTCTTTTACTCAAATCCGACCTCGTATTGCATAAGATTCACATCTGAGAATGAATTAGACGAAATTAGCGAAGATGGGGATATTTTATGTCCAGAAGGCTTGAGAAAAGGTATAGTTTCTTTCTTAGTCGTATGTGCGTATAAGAAAATCAAAGGTGAAACTAATTGCAACTTTATGATTCATCCTAGTGTACGAATATCCATTCATAAGAAATTTGTGGAATGCGTGCAAGAGTATTTGAATTTATTACAACAATCTACCTCAGATAAGGGATTCCTTGAGCAGTTAAAAGAAACATGGACTGATTTACAACAAACAAAACCAGATTTACCACATTATGACGATATATATGAGCAAATTGTTGAGATTTTAGATAATACGCTGATTTGTGTCATCCCTCTCAACTCTAAAAGTTTTATCTGTAGAGATTCTAACAATCCAGACGCATTAGATTTATCAAAAGGATTCAATATCGTTGTTGGAGGTAATACTTTAGGACGTGGAATCACATTTCCTCATTTACAGACCGTGTATTATTGTCGTTCATCCAAAATGCCACAAGCTGATACATTTTGGCAGCATTCGAGAATTTTTGGGTATGATAGAGAAAAAGAATTAGTTAGAATTTATATACCAAGAACATTACATTCTTTATTTGTTTCATTGAATGAAGCTAATGAAATTCTAATCAAGCAAATAGAAAACGGGATAGAAAACATACAAGTTATTTATCCAAATGGAATAAAGCCTACAAGAAAGAATGTACTTGATAACCAGTATTTAAACATGATAGTGGGAGGTGCTAATATGTTTGCTAACAATCCCATATCTCAATACACTAAAGATATTGATAGTATAGTGGAGCAATATATTAACACAGAATATTCAGATGTTTCAGCAGAAATACTAATCAAAATATTAAAACTGACAGGCAGTTCAGTGCATTCGGATTTTGATAGCAACAAATATATTGCTTGTATCAAAGCCCTTCAAGAAAAACGACCAACGATAAAGTACCGTCTAATTGTTAGAACTAATCGTGACATAAGTAAAGGTACAGGAACTTTGTTATCCCCTACTGACAGACGGTTAGGAGATAGCTTTAAAAACGATATAACATTGACTATTTATCGTGTAAATGGTTCTACTGATAAAGGATGGGATGGTTCTCCTCTTTGGATTCCTAATATAAAATTTCCAGACGGTATATGTTTTTATAACATTGATGAGTAATAACTTTTAGAAAAAATCGCCCTTGCAATATATACTATGGTAAGGGCGATTTTATTATATCTGATTTACAGTTTAATACTCCGATTTTGTTTTCTTTTTGGCACACTCAGAGCTTCCATAAACTCTTCTTTCTTTCGTCTGAACCAATTGATGTGTGAAACACCGTCTATGTTGAGTTCAAATCTTCCCTCTGTGTCCTGTTTGAGAGAGCAAACCGTACCGTTTGCTTTGAAGTGCTGGTTAAATTCACGAGAATAGAGTTCACCTTTTATTCCGACCTCCTTGAACTCGCACAGTCTTCTGATTATTCTGTCATTGAAGCCCAAACGTTCACGTAGGAAGTTTACCACGGGCATCAGCTTCTCCACATACGGGAAATAGCGTCTGACAAAATCCGTAAACTCCGACAGCTTGCGGTGCTGTTGCTCGTAAGCGTTTCTTATCTCCTGTATCTGTTCGGCTTGTTGCCGTTCCCGTTGTCGGGCTTCGTCTTCAAGTTCAAGGATGCGGTCTTGCAAGTCCTCGTTCCTGCGTTCCAACGATTTCATTCTTCCACTTCCGAAAAGAGAACCCACACTGCTTGCAAGGGCGGTTGCCGTATCGGTGGCTGCACATTTGAGCTTGTCAGTACGGATTTCTGCTTTTACCTGTCTCAATTCCTCCTGCGCTTCGGTCTTCTTTTCCTGCAACAGTCTGGTTTCGGTTTCGAGGACTTCATTCTTCTTTTTCAAGTCCCTATAATACTGCATGGTGGTGGTGTGCCGTGCTTCCGAACCCCGTACCCCACGCTGCAATCCGTATTTCGCCATCACCCTTGCGTAATTGTCGTGGTAGGCGACCAAGGTCTGGCGGTTGAACAGGTCATCGGCACACAAACGGACGGAATTTGTTTTCTTGCGGTACTTGCGCTTACCGTCCGTCTGCTCTTTCTTGGCTTTGCGCCTTTCACCCGTCACGATGGGAACAACGGCTGCATGTATGTGCGGAGTCTTCTCGTCCATGTGCAGATGTGCGGCAACCACATTGTCTTTGCCGAATGTGGCTTGCAGCCATTGGATGCTGTCGCTGCACCATTCATCGAGTTCTCCTTTTTCCTGTATGTTCATCATGTCCTCGTGCGTACCCGACAAGACCACCCGAACGACACGGACTTGGTCGTGTGTGATTTTCCGTCTGATGCCTGCCGTGTTCAGCCTGTGGGCAATCGCTTCATCCCTGCCGTGAACGCCATCGGGGTATTCGACAAGTACCCTGTTCAGATGCGTTCTTGTCGGGTCTGCGTTTTTAGGTATTATCTTTCTCTCTATATGGTCGGACTGCGTGGTGTCCGATGTACCCTTTGCTTTCTTTATGTCTAATGAAAAATATCCCATATTATTCCTATTTTTGCGGTTATCGTTATGTTTCTTCTCTCTGCCTGTGACATCGGCTCACAGGGTTTATTATGCAAATGACCCATTGCTGCACTCGGCATAATCCAAACGAGTTTGGCTTCTGCTCTCGCTTGCACAGGGTTTCCAAAGGGATTTCCCTTTGGCTCGATAGGGTGTTTTTAGCGTTACGGAGTAATGCGTGAAGAAAACGCCCTATTGAGCTATGGTATTTCTGTCTAAATACCTTTGGGAAAGCGAACATGTTTATTACAGATGAAATCCCCCTTTCTTTTTCGGTGGCTGCATCATCCGCCTTGCGGATTGGACTTGCTTCTTCTCCTTTATCGGCTCTGCCGATTGGGACAAGGGCTTACCGCACAGGTAGTCGTTCAAGTCCTTATACTCACGATAGTACATTGACTTGTCAAGCAGCCGTTCCCCAAACTTCTCTTTCAGCTTCTTGCAGGTGTTCCGTCCTGCCGTGTCGTTGTCAAGGAAACAGCCGACTTGGGTGTAGGTCTCCAATATGCTTTCCGCTTTTGCAAGATTGGAAACGGAGTTCAATATGACATAGTCCTGTGTGTCCAATCGCGGGTGTTGCGGATTGTTTCCCACTCGGATGGTAAGGAATGAAAGGTAATCCATGAACCCCTCGAACAGGTAACACATACATCGTTGTCCGCCCTGCTGTCGGATATGGGTGATGTCTTTCGGGGCGACACATCCCTTGAAGTATCTGTTGCGCACTTCATATCCTCCTGCCATGTTCGGAAAGCCGATGGCAAAATAGGGTTTGTCGGCATTCATAAACCGAAGCTCCCTGCATTCTCTTTTGGCAAGTCCGATGTTTATTCCCCTTTCTTGCAGATAGGCTATAAGAGCAGGAGAGGACAACTCACCAACCCTTAATCCCTGATAAGGCTGATTGTCGGAATGCTGTCTGCCAAAAGAGAACGATGCAGGGCGGATGTATGCTGTCCGCTCCTCTATGCGTTTCAGCAGATAGGCTACATCTTCCGAATGGTAGAGTTCCGCTGCCAATGCAATGATATTACCGCCTTTGCCGCTGCCGAAGTCGTACCATTTTTCAAGCTCGGTGTTTACCTTGAACGATGCGTCCGTTTCTTCCCGTAACGGTGATTTGTACCACTGGTTCCTGCCTTGTTGCTTTACAGGCGTATAGCCCAGACTTTGCAGATAGTCTGCCAGTTTGATTTGCTTTACATCTTGGATTGTCATATTACATACGGTTTTGAAGTTGATGAAAATTTGTTGATTTGATGAACTGTTGATGTAATATGTTTATATACAGACCTGTAAACTTTCAACATCTTCTCAACAAACCGCTCGCCAAAAGAGAAATCCACAAACGGGTATCGGTGGTCTCTCAACTTCTCTTTTGGCTTGTTGAGATTTTGTTGAGAATGTATATCGTTTATTGTCATTGTATTTATACCCATATTCAACAATTCAACAGAAAAATGATAGTATTACAGGGATTCGAGTTGCTCCCTTGTGACGGTGTAGAAGCGTCCCACCCTCTTTATCGGCTCATAGTGACAACTTCTGTTGTAATTGCCCTGATAGGTGGTGTAGGTAAGCCCGTTTGGTGCAGGTGTCAGTTTCCAGCACTCCTGCACCACCTTACGCACTTGGTGCTTTTCCGCCTTTACCTGCGAGTGTACCAGCAGTACGACAAGGTCGTTAAGGCAGAATGAAACGCTATCCACATCCATTGCAACCATAATGTCAAGCAGCAGTTCCGACATCTCTATCTCCAGCCGGTTGCGGTTGCTACGGATAATCTTCTGCAAGGCTTCTGTATGCAGCAATGTGGGGTTGAACCACATCCGGCTTTCCTTTTCGGTGGATAGCTGTCTGTGTTGCAGGAAATGAAGAAAGGCGGGTATCTCCGCTTTCAGCTTTTGCAGGAAGTCGGTATCATCGGACTGCAAGCGGTCTATCTTGCGCACCCAATAGCGTGTTTCCCCTGCGTCTATGATTACGGGTAGATACTCGTTGTTGGAACACAGCACGAATTTGGCGAAGAACGCAATCTCGTCACGGTCTTTGCCTTTGGCTTCCACCTTATAGGAAAGTGTGGTGCTGAGGTTCTTCAACCGCTCGCTATCCTCCCTGCGGTTGAGCAACACCTCATCCACCACGATAAGCAACTTGCCAGCCCAGTCGGAATTGAACTGGCTGCGGAAATCCTCGTTGGTGTTGAAAGTCACATTGTTCTGAAAAAGGGCTTTCAGAAAGTTTAGGAAGGTGCTTTTGCCCGTGTTGCGTTCTTCCGACACCAACAGCAGGATAGGCAACTTCTGAATCGGTTGCAGGTAGAGCAGTTGCAGATAGTCCATCCCCAACTCGTACTGTTCCCCGAAGATGTGCCGTACCAAAGATTGGATATGCGATAAATCGCCCTCCTGCGGTCGGTGGTCTATCGGTTCGTAGAGGTTAAGGAACTTGCCGACCACGGAACGGTAGCCGATGTGTTCGGGTACGGTGCAGAAGCCGTCATACTTGGGAACGCTGCCGATGTAATCCTTGCCGTAATCCTGTCGCAGGGTCTCGTTGTTCCATGCGATGCGTTTCTTCATATACCCTCCGTTCAGTCTCGGTTGCTCCACAATCTTGTAGAGCGTTGTCCCGACACGGATAAATTCTTCCTTTGCCATGCCGCCATCCGATGGCGGTCTGTGGCTGTCCTGTTGTTCGATAGCTGACATAATCAAATGGTTTTAAGTTTGAAAATTACCAGCTGCAAAAATATAATCAATTATCGGATAGGTTGTTATGCAAAATACAGCAGAATGGTGACAAATAGCCCCCGAAACAAAAACTTTCAATGGTTTGGGGCAGGAAACGGGTTGTGCAAACGGAAAAACTCCCGAAAAGCGAATGTCGGATTACGCTTTTCGGGAGAAAAAATCAGAGCGTCTGTCGTTCTGTCGTACTGACTTAATGAATTACTGACTTACCGAGTGAATTATGTCAGGCATTCAGCTACGAGAAGTATTCGGATTTGGATATGCCGTTGGTATTCAGCGAGAAGAAGATGCTTGTTTTCTCTTTTCGCAGGTACAGTCTTTCAAGAATGGCATTGCGTACCCTTTCCGCTCCGAATGTGCCGATATGGAAAGCGAGGGCAACTATCGCTTCAAGGTTGTAAACCTCCATACAGCAATTATCGGATACCCGTATGCTTCGCCTTATCCCGTATTCCCTTAAAACTCCGCTCTTGCAAAGAGCCTTCAGCCCTGCACGGAATGTCGGGGCAGTTACTCCGAACAGGTCGCAAAGTTCCCATTCGCTCATGGCGGTTGCGCTAATGTCGGTCGGCATGATGATGTTGCCGTTACCGTCTGTTGTTATGATGCTTCGTTTCATGGCTATGCTTGGTTATGGGGTTACACTTCCGAACGATGCGTTCAGCTTGTTGCCGAACATCGTCAGGTCATTGTCAAGTTTCTGCGTGGTTATCTTCGCATAGATTTGAGTCGTGACAATGTTCGTGTGTCCCAGAACACGGCTCACGCTTTCAATGGGCATCCCCTTGCTAAGAGCCAGTGTTCCAAACGTATGACGAGCGCAATGGTAGGAGATTTGCTTCTCTATTCCGCATTCCGCCATTACCTTTTTCAGCTGTTTGCACATCGTCCAATAGTTGATTTTCCCGAAAACCAGCTTGTCTTCCGACAGATACTTGTACCGTTCGATTATCTGCAAGGGAATATCCAGCAGCTTCACTTGGAACGGGACATTTGTCTTGTGCCGTTTCGACAATATCCATTTCTCACCATTCACCTCCACTATTTCATCCGTTGTGAGTTCTTTCATATCCACGAAAGACAAGGCGGTGAAACAGGCGAAAATAAACAGATCCCGCACCAATGCGAGGGTGGGGTTGTCAAACTCGTGCGCCATGATTCTTTTGATTTCGTCCTCTGTCAGATACTCCCGTTCCTTAACATTCGGGCTGATATGGAACTGCGCAAACGGATTTCTCGGTATCAGTCCGTTATAGTGCGCACGCATGACCACCCCTTTCAGCCACATGCAGTTCAGCCAGATGGTGGCGTTTTTCAGTCCCCGTTCAGCCGTAAGATAAGCCGCAAACTCCTTGATGAAGTCGGGTGTAAGTTCCAGCATGGACATATCCGTCCGTCTGTAGGATGACTTGATAAAGGCTGCGACATAGTTCCTTGCCCTTACCATGACCTTGTACGTGCCGATGCTGCGGTCTTTACCGACACGTTTCAGGAAGTTGGCGCAATCCTTGTCAAAAGCCTTTATCAGTGTCTCATACTCGCTTCCTACCCCTTGGTAGGCATTGCGCACCATTTCAGCCGTTACGTATGCCTCTCGGTCGGATATGCGCTGATAGTGCTTGATGATTTGCGCCTTGATGTTGTCCAATGCCAGATTGATGTTCCGTGCTTCGGCACTCTTGCCTTTGGCTCGGTTGCCTTTCGCATCCCAAAGGGTTTTCGGGATGGTCTGCTTGCAACTGAACTGCGCCACAGTACCGTTGATTGTCACTCGTCCCATGATGGGGACAATACCGTCTTTCTCCTTGCTGCCGTTCACGTAGAACAGCACTTTGAATGTACTTCTTGCCATACTCGTTTTTTTTGTTTGCAAAGTTAAATATCAACGAGTTAGACCTTGATACGCAAATCGGTGACAAACGGTGCAATAGCATCTCCCATATGTTAAATCTTACTCTTTCACGGGTAATGATTTGCAAACCATTCTTCTTCTTAAATCCGCTCTTCTTTGCGTTTTCCGATTTTTCGGCTTGTCATCATTTGACACCGTAACAATTCTGATATTAAGTCGTTTAGCGTCATTTCTCCCATTTTTCGAGGTTATTCCAGAGATTTTTCGTAATTTTGTC